TGCGACTTCAACCTGTGGGTAACGCGTCGCGCGCAAACGGTGGACGATGACGGGATCGGCAGCGACAGCGAAGTTAAAACGCAGTTTGCCGGGGTTGTTACTGTTGACCGCTCCCTGGAAAACCGCCGCATGCAGGCCGGGCAGGTTATCAGCGGCGCGATTCTCATCGTGACAACTGAGCGGCTGACGCAGGGGCAGACTGGCCGTGATGCCGATATCGTGACGTATCAGAACCGTGATTATCGCGTGACATTCGTCGACCCGTATACGGCTTACGGTGCTGGCTTCGTCCAGGCTCATTGTGAATTACTGCCGTTTGATGGGGGAACTCCCATTGAGCAATAACACCAGCACAGAGCGCGGCTGGCTGACACCCACCAGCGGCGATCCGGCTTATGACGAAGCGCTCGACAGGCTGCTAAGCCAGTGGATGCGCAATGTTTCCGGCTTGCCGTCTGGAATGGTTCGTCCGCGCTGGCAGAAAAATCAGCCGCCACTGCCACCCGTTGAAACGAACTGGTGCGCGTTTGGCGTTACCGGGTTGCTCATTGATAACAACCCTGCATTCACCGGGCAGACTGAAGAGGGCGCTCAGCTCTGGAGGCATGAAACGTTCGAGTGCATGGCGTCGTTCTATGGTCCGGCTGGTATGTCTTATGCGTCCCGTTTTCGCGATGGTATATCTGTCCCGCAAAACAATGCTGAGCTGAACGCGCTTGGTTTATCCCTTGGCGACTATACCGCTCTGACCCCTTTCCCCGAACTTATCAACCAGCAATGGGTTCGCCGTTACGACATGACGGTGCGACTGCGCCGGAAGGTTGTCCGCGAGTATGGCATCAAATCGCTGGTGGAAGTGCCAGTCACCTTTTTTGGAGAATAAACTATGACGCAGGGCTTACCTGTATCCAACGTTGTAAACGTTGATGTGATCATCTCGCCGAAAGCGGCTACTGGTCGTAACTTCGGCGCATTGCTAATCCTTGGCTCTTCCACTGTCATTCCGGTGACAGAACGTACTCGCCTATATGCTTCCATTGAGGACATTGGCGAAGACTTCGGTGTCGACAGCCCGGAATATAAAGCAGCGCAGGTTTTCTTCAGCCAGTCACCGAAGCCGACACAGGTTTATGTTGGTCGCTGGGCGAAGACGCTGAGTTCTTCCGAGAGTGGAGATACTGAAACTATCGTGCAAGCCGTTAATGCCTGCCTGCAATATACCAACTGGTATGGGCTGGTTGTCGCTGATGATGTTGTCGCTGGTGGCGATGTGCTTGATGCTGATGACGTGATTGAGGTCGCCAAACTTATTGAAGCGTCCAGCCTTAGCCGTATCTTTGGTGTGACCTCTGCCGACGCCGAGATTATCAGCACGACTTCGACGACCGATGTTGCGTCGAAATTAAAGGCTGGCAAGTATGCCCGTACCTTTATTCAGTATTCCACCAGCAGCCCTTACGCAGCGGTTTCTGCTTTCGGTCGTGCGTTTACTGTCAATTTCAACGGCAGCAATACCACCATTACCCTGAAGTTCAAACAGGAACCAAGCGTAACCTACGAAACGTTGACGGTAGGCCAGGCGGCTGCGGTGGATACGAAGAATGCGAACGTGTTCGTGTACTACGCCAACGACACGGCGATCCTGCAACAGGGTGTCATGGCGAACGGTGACTTCTTCGACGAGCGCCACGGGCTCGACTGGTTGCAGAACTACGTTCAGACCAACCTCTATAACCTGCTTTACACCAGCACCACCAAAATTCCGCAGACTGATGCCGGTGTGACCCGTCTGCTTTCCAACGTTGAACAGTCCATGGATCAGTCCGTCACGAACGGTCTGGTAGCTGCTGGCGTGTGGAATGGTGGCCCTATCGGACAGCTGAATTCCGGCGATACGCTGACCAAAGGCTATTACGTGTATGCGCAACCGCTGTCCGAACAGGCGCAGGCCGACCGCGAAGCGCGCAAAGCACCGTTAATCCAGGTGGCCTGTAAGCTGGCTGGCGCAGTTCATTATGCCGATGTGCAGATCAACGTGGTTCGCTAAGGAGCGATAAATGGCAACTTATTCTTTTCTCGATGTAACCGCGTCGCTCACCGGGCCGACCGGCGTTATCGATCTTGGTCAGGGTTCTGCGAACTCTGAGGAAGGTATCACCCAGACCATGGGCGGCAACAAAAACACCATGACTATCGGTGCTGATGGCGAGGTGATGCACAGCCTGCACGCCGATAAGTCAGGCACCATTACGGTGACGCTACTCAAAACCTCCCCGGTGAATAAAAAGCTGTCTCTGGCGTATATCGCGCAAAGCCAGTCCTCTGCCACCTGGGGCAATAACGTGATCGTCATTCGCAACACGGCATCGGGTGATATTTCTACTGCGCGTTCGTGTGCATTCCAGAAACAGCCTGATTTCAATAACGCTAAAGAGGGCGGAACCGTCGCCTGGGTATTCGACTGCGGCAAGATTGACCAGCTTCTCGGGGAGTTTTAACGCATGGAATTCGAAATTAAAGGCGTGAAATATCGCACCGCAAAGCTCAGCGTTTTCGAACAGCTGAAGGTGTCCCGCAAGCTGTTGCCGGTTCTGGCCGGGATGGTTTCGGACTTCCGGAGCGTTCAGGAGAAGATCAGCAGCAAAGACACCGAAGGCGCGATGGCTACCATCCTGCCAAAGATTGCCAATGCTGTGTCCGATCTGAGTGATGGCGACGTGGACGCTATCCTGTTCCCCTGTCTTTCCGTTGTTTCACGCGAGCACATGAAAGGCTGGGTGCCGGTCTGCCAGCATGGCGAAATGGCGTTTGACGATATCGACCTGCTTACCATGCTGCAACTGGTGGCGCGGGTGGTCGCCGACTCGCTGGGAAATTTTTTGCAAGGACTCCCTACCAGCGAGACGCCCACCCCGCTAGCGGAATAACCTTCAACAGCCTGCCGGGCGGTGAAGATTTTATTCTTCGCCCGGCGCTTGCCTTCCATATTGACCAGAAAGACCTTAACAGCGGTGCGGTAGACCTTTGCCGCATCGCGCTTCTCAATGACTACCTCGACATGCGCGAGGATAACGACGCCCGGGTAGATAAATGGAGAGCGGCCAATGAGCGGTAACGCAGATACGATTAAAGATTTCCTTGTTTCGCTGGGATTCGATATCGATCAGGCTGGCGCTAATAAGTTTGAAGCAGTGCTGAAAGGCGTTACCGCGAACGTTCTGAAGGTCGGCGCGGTGGTGGAAGGAGCAGCGCTGAGCATTGTCGGATTTACCACCCAGATCGCGAATGGTCTGGATAAAATTTACTGGGCATCCCAGCGGACGGGGGCCAGCGTCCAGGGCATCAAAGCGCTGGGCTATGCCGCATCGCAAACTGGCGCCAGCGCTGAGTCGGCCATGTCCTCCCTCGAAGGGTTGGCTGGCTTCATGCGTAGCAATCCGGGGGCGGAAGGGTTCCTGAACCGTCTTGGTGTCCAGACCCGCGATGCCAGCGGAAAGATGCGTGATACTGCTGCCATCTTTACTGGCGTTGGGCAAAAGCTCAACAACATGCCGTATTACCGCGCGAAGCAATACGCGCAGATGCTCGGCATCGATGAAAACACGCTGATGGCGATGCGGCGCGGCATGAATGGCTTTACCGCCGATTACCAGTCTATGCTGCAAAAGACGGGGTTCAACGCTGATAAGGCAGCCGTTCAGTCCAACAAATTCATGACGTCCATGCGCGGGCTTACGTCGCTGTTTGGCATTATGCGGGACAAGATCGGCTCAAATCTCGCTGGTGGCTTGGCTGGTTCGCTGGACAGCCTGCGGCGGCGCATCCTCGACAACTTCCCGAAGATTGAAGAGACTCTGACCAAAGTTATTAAGGGCGTGATCTGGCTTGCAAACGCCTTCACACGAATGGCGTGGCGGCTTATACAGGGCGCTGGCTCTGTCATTGACTGGTGGAAGCGTCTTGATGATGGCAGTAAAAATCTGCTGAAAATATTCGGTGCTCTACTGGTCGCATGGCGTCTGCTTAATTCTGCGTTCCTGAAATCCCCGATTGGAATTATCACCACACTGATTCTGGCGATCGGATTGCTGTACGACGATTACCAGACGTGGAAAGAGGGCGGTAAAAGCCTGATGGACTGGTCCAAATGGCAGCCAGAAATTGAGCAAGCAAAGAAGGTGTTCAAGTGGCTGCGCGATAAGTTTCTGGAGCTCAAGGACAACCTCGGCGGCTGGAAAAATACGCTCACCATCCTGTTTGGCTTTCTGGCTGGTGCGAAGCTGGTCTCCATGCTCACTGGCATCGGGCGACTTGTCGCCGGATTTATGGGGCTTGGTAAGGCAATTGGCGGCTCTATTGGTGGGCTGGGTAAGCTGGCGCAGGGGATCGCACAGCTGGCAATCAAGAATCCATGGTTGCTTATGTTCATTCCTGCCAACAATACGCCGACCACCAGTGAAGAAATGGCGTCGATTGGCGGTATAGGCAGCAATATCGTACCTGAAAGGCAGCAGGCATATGAGGCGCTGAGAAAGGAAAATCCCGGCAAAGACTTTTTCACTGATGAGCAAATCCAGCGAAAAATTCAGGAGATGGGACTGGAGCCGGAGCTGCGAGCGCAGTCGGTTAAGCGACCTCAGGCGACGGCCCAGGGCAAGGTATTGCTCGACTGGATGGGGCCAATGTTCAATAAACTGGAGTCGCTTTATCAGCTGCCAGCTGGCCTGTTGAAAAGCGTGGCGATCACCGAGTCGGGTGGTAACCAGTTCGCCATATCCGGCGCAGGCGCGAAAGGACTGTTTCAGTTTATGGATGGCACGGCGCGCGACATGGGCCTGCGTGGGAATGATGTATTCGACCCGGAAAAGTCAGCTCAGGCAGCCGCTAAGTACCTCAGCCAGCTGTTGCGGCAGAACGGCGGAGACCTTAGCAAAGCACTGGCATCATATAACTGGGGGATCGGGAATGTTAAGCGTTATGGAATGGGGCTAATGCCGCAGGAAACGCGCAACTACATTCCGAAAGTAATGAGCAATATGCCCACCAGCGCCCCGGTGATTCAGCAGGAAACGAATATTAACATCCACGGCGTTTTCGATCCGCGCGAGGCTGCCCGTTTGACTGTTGACCGTCAAAAGGGCGTGAATTCACAGTTAACCCAGCAACTCCCCGCAGGACCGAGATAATGGATATTTTATCAGCGATTTTTCGCCAGCAATCCCGGCGAATTGGAATATTAATCCCCAGCGTGGTTGTTTCTGAAAAGCATTCTGATGCGCTAGAAATTACTGAGCACCCGGTGGAGAAGCCAACAACGAATAGCGCGTCGGGTTTCATCGCCGATCATGCGTATAAGCGCCCCAGCGAAGTCACGATGGAATGCGGCTTCGCAGGTGGCGGTTCGTTGCTGGACTTCATTGATACATCGTCAATCGGCCTCAGCGCCGGACTTAGCCCGAAAGAGACCTATCAGCAACTACTGGATCTCCAGTCCTCTCGGGTGCCGTTCGATGTAGTGACCGGAAAGCGGGTTTACAGCAATATGCTGGTGCGAGCCATCGAGGTGACAACGGATAAAACCAGCGAGAACGTGCTGAACTGCACGCTTACCCTGCGTGAAGTGATCATGTCGCAGACGCAGAGCGTTAGCGTTGCAGATAAATCAGATATGCAGGATGGCGTCAGCACATCGGCGGTGCAGAATTCCGGGATGAAATCCACTACACCGCCAAACGAATCCTTGCTGAGCCAGCTGGGCGGAAGCGTTACATCAGCATTCGGGGGATGATATGCAGTTTAACGAAATACCGCTTTCTCCTGACAATCAGCAGTTCCGCGTTTTGCTGGGCAATACCACGTATACACTCAGGATCATCTGGCGTGATGCGGCTGGCTGGATTATGGACGTGATGGATAGCGGCGGTGCCGCGCTTCTCTCTGGCGTACCTCTACTGACCGGCGTAAACCTTTTACGACAATATCCACAGCTTGGCATTGATGGCGCGCTGGTGGTGGCGACCGATAAGGGCGCACCAGACGAGCCCACCAAAACCAACCTCGGCACATACAGCCACCTCATTTTCGTACAGGAGTAGAAATGTCTCTTAACTGGATGCGCCATTTTGAGCTGCAACTGTTGGACCAGAACGGGCAGGGCGTTTCCCTGTCTAACTTTAAGGTCACGTTCCAGATCGAGTGGGCAGACACACGCTGGCCGCGCGTGGCGAACGTGAAAATTTACAACCTTTCGACCGATACCACGAACAAGATACTTGGGCAGGAGTTTGCCAAAATTCGCATCATTGCCGGGTATGACGGTATAGCGCCGGATGTTGATGCGAGCCAGGTTGGTGTGTCCCGGGAGATTTCACCAGACCAGATAGGGCAGGTGAACGGTCAGAACTACGGCCTGATTTTTGACGGTGATATTCGCTTCACCGTCACCGGGAAGGACAACATTACGGATTCCTGGGTGTTGATTCAGGCCATTGGTGATCACGAAGCGTTCCTCTATGCGACCACCATCACCACGCTTGCCGCTGGCTATACCGTTGCGGATCTGCACCGGGCGACGATGCAGGATTTCAACGCGTTCGGCGTGACACAGGGCATTACCGGCGATTTTCCTGATACCGTGTTTCCTCGTGGCCGCGCGATTTACTCATCCAGCCGCAACGTGATGGATAATATTGCTGCGCAGTGCAAAGCGACATGGCAACTGGTGGATGGTCGGGTCCAGATGGTGCCGGAGGATAAATATATTCACGAAGCCATTGTGTTGAATGCCAATACTGGCCTGATCGGTATGCCGCAACAGACAATGGGCGGCGGCGTAAACGTGCGGTGCCTGATAAACCCAAACATCCGCATTAATGGTCTTATCCAGCTCGATCAGGCTTCGGTGTACCGCGCCGCGCTCGGCAATAGCGAAATCGCACAGTCGCCCGGGCGTATCACCGAAACAGAAGAGAACGGCAACCGTGTGCTGACCGGCACGACGTCACAGGCTGCCAGCATTGCGACGGATGGCGTTTATATCGTCAAAGCTATCGACTATACTGGCGACACCAGAGGTCAGGCGTGGTACATGGATTTGATGTGTTTTGCGCGTGGCGCTCGTGATCTTTATAGCCCGAAAGCAATGCAAGGGACGACGAATTAGTGAGGTGGGGCCGTGAGACATTTACTTTGCACTGTTACCGTGTTCGCGGTGCTTATATCAGCACCCGCTTTTGCGGATCAGCAATGTGGTGATTTTAAAATCCATTGGGCAGATGATGGCTTAGCCAGAATCAATGGCGCAAAGCCAGAAATGCAAAAAATCACCTTCCTGAAAAACAAAGGCGATTATAACAATATCAAGATGGATTGGCGTATGGCTACCGATCAGCCTGGAAGATGGGTTGGTCTTGAGTACATCAATCGAAACGGCAAGATAATTCTCAATGCCCAGTGGCTGCAAGCCAGCATGAATGCGCCGCGTCAGTATGCAACCTATGATTGTATAAAGGTGAAATGAGTGGCAGGTAAGGGACTGTCAACTATTGGCCCTTTGGATCTGGCATCTCTAAATGATGATAACTTTGTAATCACCATTGTTTTTCCTCATTCGACGGCAAAAAATTATCCAATGGCTGTAGCCATTGCTGAGCTTTCAGATGTAAATAAAATTGGTGAGATAGCAGGGAAAAAATTCCATTTAGCGTCCTTTAGTAAAACGCCTGATCAACTATCAAGAGCTGCAAACCTATGTTATCTGGTGTATGGAATTACTGGCGTTCAAGCCTTTATTAACGGTGAGTTGGTTGTAAATGTTCAGGAGTTATCATCTTCTCTTGGATGTTATGCTCGATCACTAAAAGCCAACAATCAGCAGTCTTATTGCGAATGCGTTTCTAACTACCCGGGCAACTACCTTTTACCTTGCCGTTTACTTAGGGGGTGGGAAGGCGGAGTGTCCGATAAATTGCCATTTAGTTTGGCTGACCAAATACAAGCATTGGCAGTAAGTAAAGGGTGTAGTTGGTGTCCCAATTTCCACCCAGAAAAGATGAAGCGAATTTAATAACACAAACCCGCCGCCGAGCGGGTTTTTTTTATGGGGTTTTTATGCCAATTCCAACTCAATCACAGATCGGCGGTGAGCAGCAGACCGCGCAGGCCATTGCCGATTCGGTGTCTACCCAGATGCGCGTAGCGATGCCCGGCATCATTCAGTCGTTCGATCCTGATACTGTTACCTGCACGGTAGAGGTAGCGCTTCGCGGTATCGTTGGCGATGGCTCCACCGAATTAAAACCGCTGGTGGATGTGCCGGTTATCTTCCCGCGTGGCGGCGGTTGTACGCTGACTTTTCCGGTTAAAGAAGGCGACGAGTGCCTGCTGCTCTTTGCCGACCGTTGCATCGATTTCTGGTGGCAGAGCGGCGGCGTTCAGGAGACCGTCGATCCGCGACAGCATGACTTATCTGATGCGTTCGCCATCGTTGGCCCGCAGTCGCAAGCACAGAAAATCAGCGGTATCAGTACCAGCGCCGCGCAGCTGAGAACCGATGATGGTGCGGCGTTCGTAGA